GCAAACATCTTTGCAGTCAAGTCAACAACATTTACCTTCAACGCTGCGGTATCTACCTACGCATTCTCTAACTTAGATATCAAGAACATCTTGACAATCAGTTGGCAAAGTATTGGACCATCTAAAGAGTGGGTTCCAATTCGACACTGGGACTTTGACTCATCTGCTAACCCAGAGGCATTCGGTTACACAACTGGAACTCATACTGTCCAGACAGTTACTCTTGGCGAAGCACCTATCTCTGGTCGCACAGTCAAGGTTGTCTATGCAACCGACCCTAGCCCTTTCACTAGCAACTCAGAAGTTTACACAACAGTAACAGGCTTGCCAGAATCAACGCGGGACGTAGTGATTCTTGGTGCAGCCTATCGCCTGCTCTCATTCTTGGACCCAGCACGTGCTGCACAGGTTAGCCCACAGGCTGATGAGACAGACTCTAAGCGCCCATTCGGTGCATCTCAGAGTGCGACTAAGCAACTCTATGCTCTTTACACACAACGCCTTAACGAAGAGACCAAGGCACAGCAACAGAACTATCCACCTAAAGTCCACTACTCCCGCCGATAAGGACCAGCAATGACAACTAGAAAATATTCATCTCGCTCTCAGCAGACAACGCTGACTGGCGCCCTTACCTCATCTGGTACATCAGCGACTGTGGTATCGGGTTCAGCCCTACTCGGTGGAACTACAATCACTGCTGGTGAAACCTTTACCGTAGTCATCGACCCAGATACGGCGCTTGAAGAAATTGTAGATGTCACGGCGGTTAGTACTAACACACTAACCATCACCCGTGCCATTGACGGTTCAACAGGACAGGCTCACTCTGCTGGCGCAGTAGTTCGACATATGGCTGTAGGTAGAGACTACCGTGAAGCCAACACCCACATTGAGGCAACTACAGGACACGGTGCAACTGGTGCAGTGGTCGGTACAACTAACACTCAGACTTTAACTAACAAGACTTTAACTAGCCCAGTGCTAACAACTCCAGCACTTGGAACTCCAGCATCTGGTGTTATGACAAATGTAACTGGCATTCCTTTGACAACTGCTGTAACTGGAACTCTTCCAGTAGCCAACGGCGGAACTGGTGTAACAACATCAACTGGCTCAGGAGCCAATGTTCTTGGAACTAGCCCAACAATTGCTAGCCCAACTATTACTGGTACTGGTGCTATTGCAGGTACATTTACTGGTGGATTAACTGGCAATGTAACTGGTAACGTCACAGGCAATGTGACTGGCAATGTAACTGGTTCATCTGGTTCTACTACTGGTAATGCAGCAACAGCCACAGCCCTTGCTACAGGGCGTACAATCAGCCTTGCAGGCGATGTAACAGGTACTTCTGCATCATTTGATGGAACTGGCAATGCCAGCATCACAGCAGCAATCGGCGCTAACGTAATTGTGAATGCAGATATCAACGCATCTGCTGCAATTGACTGGACAAAGTTAGGCATATCATCTACCGTCTCATCAACTGAGATTGGTTATGTAGATGGAGTAACTTCTGCTATTCAGACTCAGATTGACGCTAAGTTGGCTACAACCACAGCAGCAAGCACATATGCTCCGCTGGCTAGTCCAGCACTAACTGGAACACCTACTGCTCCAACAGCAGCAGCAAATACCAATACAACACAGGTTGCTACCACTGCTTATGTACAGACAGAAATCAATGACCTGATTGCATCTTCTCCTGCTGCTCTTGATACTCTTAACGAGTTGGCTGCAGCACTAGGTAATGACGCATCATTCTCAACCACTGTAACTAACAGCATTGCTGGCAAGTTACCACTGGCTGGTGGCACTATGTCTGGTGCTATTGCTATGGGAACTAACAAGATTACAGGTCTTGGAGACCCTACTAACGCACAGGATGCAGCAACTAAGTACTACATTGATAACGTAATCCTTGCTCCATCTAACCTGACTGGTCCTATCACATCTGTTGGCAACATAACATCTATTGCCTCACAGACTGGTACTGGAACTAAGTTTGTAGTAGATACAAGCCCAACGCTTGTCACTCCTGTTCTTGGTGTGGCTACTGCTACATCCATCAACGGAACAACAATTCCATCAAGCAAGACTCTTGTGGCTACAGATTCAACAACCTATGTTGTTCCTTCTCAGACAAGCAACTCAGGCAAGTATCTAACTACAAACGGAACTGTATCTTCTTGGACACCTCCTACTGGAGCATCTGCTGGAACATATACACTTACCACAGTTACTGTGGATTCAAATGGTAGAATTACTGCCATCTCATCAGGAACCGCACAAGGCGAAACTTTCAATCCATTAATGCTAATGGGCGCTTAACCAATACTAAGGAGAAATAAATGGCAACAACCTATAAAGTGTTGGGTCAGTCAAACCCAGCAGCAACTACGGCAACTACTCTATATACAGTGCCTTCTGCAACAGCAACGGTAGTTTCTACTATCTCTGTATGTAATCAGGCATCTACTGCTGCTACATATCGTATTGCAGTACGCCCAGCAGGTGCTACCCTGGCAGCACAGCATTACATTGTTTACGGTGCAACAGTACCAGCCTCTGATTCAACTATGATTACAGTTGGACTAACCCTTGCAACAACAGATGTAGTAACAGTCTACGCATCTAGCGCAAACCTTTCATTCAACGCATACGGAAGCGAGATTGCATAATGGCTGTAGGTACAGTATCGGGTGCAAACCTTGATGAGGCTTGGCAGTTAATTTCAAGTACGACTGCATCAACCACATCTATGACATTCAATGGTTTTACAGGATATAAACATATCTGGATTGTTGGAAATAGCATAACAAAAAATGCAGCAACTGCAGTTAGAATTAGACCAAATAATGATACTGCTGTTGGTTCTTATGCTTGGTCTCAAGATGGTGGAGCCAGCAGTTTTTATGTTGGACAAAACACTGCCACTGCTCACTCTTTTAGTTTTAGGATTTATAATGTTGACCAAGCAGTACCGCATAGAGTTGAAAGCGTAAGCGATAGCCTTTACAATGGTTATGATGCGTATACAAATCCAGTTGCTATTACAAGTATTATTGTTTACCCATACAATGGAACTGCATCATTTACTGGTGGAACAATTTCTGTCTACGGAATCCCTGCATAACTATGGCTATCAATAGAACATCTCCCAAGAAGGGTAAAGTTGTAGACATTCCTACAGTTCCGACTGTTGGTACTGCTACTGCTGGTGGCGAATTAGCAACTGTGGCATTTACTGCAGCAACTGTAGGTGGACCTGTAACTACATTTACCGCATTATCTAATCCTGGTTCCGTGACGGGAACTGGCACTAGCCCTATTACAGTATCAGGGCTTACAGCAGGAACTGCATATACATTTACTGTGCGTGGTACTAACGCTACTGGCTCTAGTGAATACAGTTCTGCATCTAACTCTATTACTGCACTTGCTGGTTCAGCATTTGAATCTATTGCTACTCAAACAGTAGGGTCAGGTGGTTCTTCTTCAATAACTTTTAGTTCTATTCCTAGCACATATAAGCATCTTCAACTTAGAGTTATTTATAGAAATACTGTGGGTGTATCAAATTTGCGTATGCAATATAATGGCGATACAGCAAGTAATTATATTACCCATCATCTTTATGGAGATGGTACTTCTGCTGGAGCATTTTCTAATGGTGTAAATAGTTATATGTATCTTGGAAATGGAAGAGCGGCTACAAGCGTATTTACTGGATTCATTATTGATGTTTTAGATTATACTTCAACAACAAAAAATAAAACTACAAAAACACTTATGGGTTATGATACAAATGGTGCAGCAAGCCAATCTATTGAACTTATGTCAGGTTTATGGTTTGCAACACCAGCAGCCGTAACATCAATTACTTTTGTTCCTGGGACTGACCAGTTTGCACAGTATTCATCATTTGCCCTATACGGCGTGAAAGGCTAGGAACAGACAATGGCAGCAGGCTCAACTTATACACCAATAGCAACAAATACTGTGTCGGGTTCAACAACTAATACAATAACATTTTCTTCAATCTCTGGTACATATACAGATTTAGTTCTTTTTATATCAGCAAAAACAATAACTACTTCTGCTGATTTTGGAATTCAATTTAATGGAGATACAGGAACTAATTATTCGGTAACATACTTAACTAGCACTGGGTCATCTGCTAATAGTTATAAAGCCTCAAATGTTAACAAGATTACACCTGAATACAATGCTTCAGTTAGAACTGGCGAGTATGGTGCTTATATAATAAATTTTCAAAATTACAGCAATACAACAACATATAAAACAGTCCTTTGCCGTACAAATTCAACCACAGGCTCTGACGCTGTTGTTGGAGTATGGAGAAACACTGCAGCAATAACTAGCATATCTATTTTTACAGACGGTGGTCCTTACCTTGCTGCTGGTTCTACCTTTAATCTCTATGGAATTGCGAGCGCATAACTATGGCAAACACAATGACACTTATTGCTTCTTCAACTGTTGGTGCAGGCGGTGCTGCAAGTATAGATTTTACAAGTATACCTAGTACTTACACGGATTTATATTTAGAAGTTTCTTTAAGAACCGTAGTGGCTGGAACTTGGAATGATAACTTAATCAAATTTAATAATTCAACTGCTAATTTTACCAACAAATATATGTATGGTAATGGAGCGTCTGCACTTCCTGGTTCTAATGCCTATGCAGGTTCGGGTGGTTATTTTGGCGGAGCACCTGGAGCAACGACAACTTCTAATACTTTTAGCAGTGGTGCTGTATATGTTCCAAATTATGCAGGGTCAAATTACAAATCTTATTCTTCAGATAACGGTGCAGAGACTAATGCTACAACTGCATATTTACATATAATTTCTGGTTTGTGGAGTGATACATCTGCAATAAACCGAATTACTTTAGTTACAGATAATGGAACAAATTATGCTCAGTACTCAACAGCATACCTTTACGGCATCAAAAACTCATAGGGAGAAAAACAATGACAGAATCAACACCAAAGGCAATCGAAGTAAACTGCGAAACAGGAGTTGTTACAGAACGTGACCTTACTGCAGAAGAAATTGCACAGCGTGAAGCAGATGCAGCAGCATTTGCTACAGCAGAAGCAGAACGCACTGCAGCAGCAGAAGCACTTGCTGCGCTTAAGGTATCTGCTAAGGCTAAGTTGGTAGCAGGAACACCACTTACCGAAGCAGAAGCAGCAACACTAGTTATCTAGTAAGTTCCCTGGGTATGGATAGAAACTACCCACTAATTTTTCTATCTAAGGAGTAACGTGGCTGGTCGCTTCCTGCCATTTATTTAGATACTCAATTGCTGACTGAAGGTACTCAGGGTTATCTCTGAAGTACCCAAGTCCAGCGTTGCATCTAACGCAGAGCAATCCTCTAGGTCTATCGCTATCGTGGCAATGGTCACAACACCAGTCAGATAGTCCTGGGTCATTTGTCTTACAGATGGCACAACAATTCTCCTGAAGTTCCAACTGTTGATTATATCTATCTATATCCCATCCAGGATTACGACGTTTATTTTCAGCGCGTATCTTTTCTTTATTATTTAGTCTGTACTGTTTTCTTCGGCTAGATGTACATTCTTTACATTGAGCGTCTTCTTTTACTTGACCTGAACGTTTACTGTTTTTATGGTACTCAGATAGCGGTTTAAGTTCACTGCAGTTTGTGCAAACTTTCATACATTAATTATATCACTTAAGTAAATACCTTGGAGGTACGCTATGGCGGGTCGGGACATCACGGACGGTAGAGCCGAACGCTCTATCGCAGTTGACGTAGGTGTAGTTTCATCTACAGCAATCTGGCAGAACACCGATATGTCTTACGACGTAGCCATAGGTGGACTCCCATTCTTTTACGCAATCAATGACTCACGCCCTTATGTCCGTCAGACTGCACCTTTTCGTAAGGACCAGTTCGACAATGGTACTGAGCCTGGCGAGCAGTCTCTGACTGGTTGGTGGATTAGAAGCCAAGCATCTTTTCACTCTGGTACTGGTATTAAGTTCTTTGACCCTGCGACTACAGATGAGAATGGGCACTATCGCTTTGCTGATAGCAGAGGTGTGGATGTCTGGACAAAGGGGCAAGTAACTTTACTCAAAGAGACAGCCAATATGTCTGGCGTTACCACTGGTATCTATAAGACAATATCGGGAATCTCTGGCTCTACTAACGTAGTGGTTGGATACATCCCTGGCTCGACAACAATTAAATCTTTTCAAGCAGATGGCACAGTAGTTACAACCTATGCTCCAACAAACTTGGGTAACATACTTGACGGTTCAGTAGTCACTGATGGCACGCGGTTATTTGTAGCAGACTCTGACCACATCTACCAAGGTCCACTCAACGCAGCATCTGCTGGTTGGACTGAGTACTACCCAACTGGTGGTCGTACAATCCTTGCTTGGGTTAAACAGCGTTTGGTTGCTGGTATTACGAACTCTATTTACGAAATGTCAGCAGCAGCAGGAACTTATGTTTCGCTGCCAACTCCAATTTATACACATCCAAACTCTGCGTGGATTTGGACATCTATCTCAGAAGGTGGCTCTGCTATCTACGCTGCTGGATATGCTGGCACTACATCTGCTATCTACAAGTTTGTGCTATCAACTACAGGCGTAATGCCAACGCTTACATCAGGAATTATCGCTGCACAGTTACCTATTGGTGAGTACGTTACAAAGATTGAGTCATACCTTGGATACCTAGTCATAGGTACTAACAAGGGTGTTCGAGTTGCAACTATCTCTGATACAAATGGCGACCTAAATTATGGACCATTGGTTATCGAAGGTGACAATATTGGTGCAGACTTTTCATTCAGAGGTAGTTATGTATGGGTAACAGGAAGCATCGATGGGTACGTTGGTCTATACCGAATCAACCTTGCAAATGAAATTGAACCACTTCGCTTTGCTTACGCAACAGATGCCTTCCTTGATGGCATTACAGGATATGCCACTAGCGTGGACTTTGTAGGAAGCACAGACCAGATTGCATTTACTACATCTGGCAGTAACGGTATCGCTATCCAATCAACTACAAACCTGACACCTAGCGGTTTTATAACTACAGGAAACATCCGCTACGGAACCCTTGAGCCTAAGAACTTTAAGCGCCTACTAGGACGCGGTGACTTCACTAAAGGTTCTATGACCCTTGAAACCGTAGACAAAGATGGTGTTGAGTATGACCACATTTCATACGACTCATCAGTTCCATCTATTGAAGTTGGAACCTCATCTCCCGCTACAGCCCAAGAGTATGTAGCCTATAAATTTATTCTCTATCGTGATGCAACAACAACATCACAAGGTCCAATCTTCAAGGGCTATCAGGCTAAGGCAACCATTGCTACGCCACGCCAGCGTGTTATTCAGTTCCCTATCTACTGCTATGACTTAGAGACAGATAGATACAACTCAATGATTGGCTATGAAGGAAAAGCCTTCGAAAAGATTCTAGCCCTAGAAGGTATTGAAGAAGAAGGTGACGTGCTCACCTGGCAGGACTTAACTACTGGAGAATCTCGTCAAGCAGTTATCGAACAGATTTCATTCTCACGTATGACCCCACCAGACAAACGCTTTAGCGGTTTTGGTGGAGTTATACAAGTAACGATTAGGACAGTATAAATGACAGCGCAAGATTATGCAGCGCTATGCGTAGCAATAATGACAATACTCGCTGGGTTTGCGGCTTTTGTCAGATGGCTAGTAAAGCATTACCTGTACGAATTAAAACCAAATGGGGGCGGTTCCGTGAAAGACCAAGTGAACCGATTGGAAGAACGCGTTGACCAAATCTATCTCTTACTCTGTGAGAACAAAAGCAAGTAAGTACGCAGTATTTTTTATACTATTAGGCACATCATTCTTTTGTATTCCATCTGCTGCTGCAACACCACCAGAGTTAATGGTTAGAAATGTAACAATCATTTGTGCCAACCCTGCTGGAGAAACACATACTGCAACTACAGGTTGGGATGCTGACAACTCTTACTTCAATGGCAAGGGGGACATAGCAAGATTGTTTTGTGAAGGTGGCTTTGGTGGTGAGTGGACTACTTATTTAAGTGACAACTACTCAGGTCCAGGAAGATATTACAATGGCATAGCGCCTACTGTAAGTCCCAGTCCAGAGCCAGTTCCTTCTCCTTCACCATCTGCGAGTGAGACTCCAACTGCAACAGTGAGTCCACAACCAACTCCATCTGAGAGCGCAACAGCATCCGCTTCGCCTGCGCCAACTCCTTCTCCGAGTCCAACTCCGACTGCTCAAGCAGATACGAATACTGCAACCACAGTTCCGACTCCGACTCCAAGCGAGACTGCAACTCAGACAGTAGAGACTTCAACTGTTGTAAATCAAGAGACATCTACTGTCCTTTCTGATACGTCAACTGTAACATCGCAACCAACTACTGAGCCAGTGCCTATGCCCGTTCCACCTCCAGTAGTGGAACCTCAACCAACTCCCGCACCTGTTCAGCAGCCAGCACCTCAACCTGAGCCTCAGCCTGTACCAGTTGCGACACCTGACCCTGTTCCTGAACCACCTGTTCCCGTTGAAGAGCCTCCAGTTGTTGAAGAGCCTGCGCCTGTCGAAGAACCGCCTGCACCTCCTGTTGAAGAAGTTGCACCCGAAATTCCAGTTGAACCTCCTCTAGAGGAACAACCTCCAGTAGAGATTCCGCCTTTGCCAGAGCCTCTTCCAGAACCTCAACCAGAACAAATAATTGATATCGCACCCGAACCTCCTGCAGTAGAACCTGAGCCACCAGTTGTGGCTACAGAAGATTCTACACCAGAGGAACGAGCAGTAGTAGCAGACGCGCTTATTGAAGCAGCGCAAGGAGAACCAGTAACAGCACAAGCAATTCAAGATGCTGGTCTTACCTATGCTGACCTACCACCTGAGACACCAGTTGAAGTTCGTCAAGATGAGAATGGAAATGAAGTTGTTATTACAGCAGAAATTGCTGCTGCGTTAGAGGTTCTTGCGAACCCAGCAGAATTAATTACTGCAATTTTTACTGACCCAGCACAAGCACTCCTAGCAATCGCTTCCATCGGAGCGGATATGAGTGCTGAAGAAAGAACAGAGTCCGAGAAGACCATTGTTGCTGCAGTCATCGTAGGTCAAATCGCTGGACAGGCTGCAGTAACCGCTGCTGCTGGCGCTGCAGCATACAGGAGAAAACCATAATGAAGAAATTCTTTTCAGATATAGCAAATCAACTATGGACTCTACTAGGTATGTTCATTGCCTGGGTGGTCCTTGACGGTTCTGCCAAGACGGTTGTTGGTTATGCAATTGCTGCATCAACAATCATCTGGGGAGTGACATACAAACTAAGAAACTCAGAGGACGATTAATGGATACATTCAAAAATGTAATGATGCGTATTATCGCAGTCATTGCAGCAGAATCACTAGGCGTAATTGGTGCAGGTTCTTTAGTAGGAATTGAAGTCTGGCAGGCAGCAGTGCTTGCTGGAGCACTAGGTGCAGCCACTGTGATTGAAGCACTAGCACGATTCTTCCTTGCCGATGGCAAGTTAGATGCAGCAGAAATTAATGCTGCATTCGCAAAGGTCGACGCTAGAAAGGCAGAATAATATGGGTCAGCGTAGCGACTTTATTAAGGTAGCCCGTGAGGAAGTCGGTGTTATCGAAGGACCAAAGGACAACGAGACTAAGTACGGTGCTTTCACTAAGGCTAACTTCCTACCTTGGTGTGGCTCGTTCGTGATGTGGTGTGCAAATGAAGTGGGACTTAAGATTCCTAATGTGGTCGGCACGTTGGCGGGAGCACAAGCGTTCATTAAAAAGAATGCTTGGGAAAAAGTAAATGAAGCAACACCGCTACCTGGCGATATTGTTTTCTTTGACTTTCCTAACGATGGTATTGACCGCATTAGTCACGTTGGTATCGTGGTACGAGACAACGGAGATGGAACTGTAATCACCATCGAAGGCAACACAGCACCTGACAAGAAGGGTGACCAGCGCAACGGAGGGCAAGTCTGCCTGAAGAAGCGTGCATACAAAGCAAAGAATGGACCAGCCTTGAAGAAGTCCCTACCTGTTTATATAGTAGGGTTCGGGAAGCCAGTCTTTAAGTCATAAGGAGAACATATGTTCGACACAGAGAAACTAAAGCAAATCGGACTGTCATACTTCCGTGCCGCAGCAACTGCTGTAACCGCACTGTATATGGCAGGAGAGCACGACCCTAAGAAGTTGTCTATGGCATTCATAGCAGGCTTCGTAGGACCAGTGCTGAAGGCTTTGGACACTAACTCACCTGAGTTTGGTCGCAAGAAGTAGCCTAGAACCACCCTATTCAAGCCCCTAGGGGGCTGTTTAAGACACTTAGCCCCTCATCGGTAGGTATTATCCTACTGGTGGGGGGTTATTTGTCGTTTCTCGGCGTGTCTAAGACTTCCAATCAGGTCAGGGTATGTGTATACTTAAATTATTATTAATAATAAAAACTATATAAGGCGCTAGGCGCCTATATATAATATATATTATATATAATAATCAACTGAATATTAGATAGTTCTTCCTAATTGAGTCACCTCCTGTCCTCTTAGGGAGGGCTATCTATTCAACTACCGACAGGAGCAACTATGTGGAATCCATTTAAGAAGCACGAAGAAGAGCACGACGATATCGCTTTCCTAGTAGGGCAATTAACATTTGCCTTGAACGAACTGCACGAATCAGTAGTAGAACTACGTGAAGAAGTAGATTACCTATCAGATTTTCTCGATGATTAAATTAAATGAGTATGTTCTACCCGAACACATCTCTTACTCCGCCTTCACGACTTACCTTACCTGCGGCTATCAGTACTATCTTGGACGTTTGCTCCAGGTTCCTGAGGAACCATCCATCTGGTCAGCAGGAGGACGTGCTTTCCACTACGCAACGGAGTTGTATGATTACGACAACGAATGAATTGTGGGCGAAAGCCTGGTCTAAGGAAACTGAAGGACTCAATCTTGCCACTGCAAGAGTGGCGGGTAAATCTACCAAGGCTAATCCTAACAGGGAAGATGCTAACTGGTGGAATATCAATGGCTCTGTTTGGGTAGACAACTACATCAAATGGAGACAGAACAATCCTGACTGGAAGATTTGGACTACACCGCAAGGTGCACGTGCAATCGAATTAGAACTTAATCCAGTCATTGCAGGCGTGCCAGTGAAGATGTTCATTGACAGAATTTTTGAGGTTAACGGACAACTTGTGATTGTCGACCTTAAGACCTCACGCACACGACCAACCTCTGACCTTCAGTTAGGCTTCTACAAAGTAGGAGTCGAACAGATGATTGGAGTTCCAGTCAATCTAGGAAACTACTGGATGTCTCGTGAATCGGGGACAGGAGAGATGATTGACCTAAGTAGATATACCTTAGACACCCTTGAATATTTCGTGGATGGCTTTGACAAGGCTCGTAAGGCTGGTATATTTCTACCGAACCTACAATCGTGCAGTTTCTGTGGCTTAAAAGAACACTGCCAATTCACCAAGAAGGAACACAAATGACAAACGAAGACTGGAAACTACAAGTTTCTATGAAGTCTCCTAATGGAGATTTGATTAACGTACGTGCAGGCAGTGCAGATGAACTGAGTATCTTGCTAGAAGGTATTGGCGATTACTCAACTCAGATTGCAGCAGTATCTAAGAAGGTAGCAGGTGCTTACACCGTGCTCCCTTTATCAACGCAGAGTTCCACTATAAGCACAACTCAACCTGGATTCTTAACTCAAACCCAGGCGGACAATCCGTTCGGTGGGGCACCAGCACCCATCCAACAGAGCGCATCGGCGCATCCAACAACACCAACGTGCGTACACGGCGCGAGAATCTTCCGACAGGGAATGAGCAAGACAACTGGGAAGCCTTACGCTTTCTGGGCTTGCCCGACTCCTCAGGGAACTCCCGACCAATGTAAGCCAGTAAACTAAATAAGAATTATAAGTGGGGTAGTTAATCGGGGAAGGTGACTGCCCCACTTATAACATTAGACAGGAGACGCAAGTGGAATATCCAAATTGGTTTGAACTAACAGCCAAAGATAACTTTGAATTTGTATTAAAAGATTATGCAGGAAAACCAGACTTAAGATTCCTACAACTGGGTGCATTTACTGGTGACGCAAGTGTTTGGATGCTTGATAATATTTTAACCGACCCATCATCAACTTTGATTGATGTTGATACTTGGTCTGGCTCTAATGAAGATGTCCATAAAGATATGGACTTTGATGATGTATATAAAACCTATATTAATAAAGTAAAAGATTATGACAACGTTCATCCCGTAAGGTGTGCTACTAATCATTTCTTTAATGGCTATGAAGATGACGGTGACTGGTGGTTTGATTTTATTTATGTAGATGCGGACCACACAGCAGCGGGTGTACTTGCTGATGCAGTGCTAGGCTGGGAACATCTAAAGTCTGGTGGCATTATGGCGTTTGATGACTACACTTGGTTCGCAGATAGTGGACAGGAAGTTGATACACCTAAACCAGCAATCAATTTCTTTTACTGGGCTAATCAGAAACAGATTGAACCTGTGCTGGTCAACGGTCAGTTCTGGATTAAGAAGATATGAGAACCCTTGTAAGAAGCGTTGGCAGAGCCGACATAGGTGGAGAACCTTTACCTAGTTGCTTCAAGACCTTCGATGCTAATAAGATTATCTTTCGTAGAGCAGAAGTCTCTATGCTTGCAGGTGTACCAGGGGTCGGAAAGTCCACTCTAGCACTGGCTTTAGCCCTTCGGATGCACGTTCCCACTCTGTACATTTCAGCAGATACTAATGCACATACTATGGCTATGCGTCTTGCGTCAATGATTAGCGGTAAGAATCAGACTGATGTTGAGCACCTAATGAATACAGATACTGGTTGGACTAAGGCTGTGCTTCACAAGGCAAGCCACATTGTCTGGTCATTTGAATCCTCACCTACCTTGCAGGATATTCTCGAAGAGGTTGAAGCCTTTGAGGAACTATGGGGTGTGCCACCTGAGGCTGTGTTCGTTGATAACCTTATGGATATAGCAACCGATGGTGGCGAAGAGTTCGCCTCTATGCGTGCCATTATGAAGGAGTTAAAGTATCTTGCTCGTGCTACTAACGCTGGGATTATTGTTCTCCACCATACTTCTGAAGGTGTACTGGGTACCCCTTGTCAACCACGTTCTGCGCTACAAGGGAAGGTGGCTCAACTCCCCGCTCTTATCTGCACTCTTGGTATCGTTGGTACTTCTATGGCTATTGCTCCAGTAAAGAATAGATATGGGCGTGCCGATGCTAACGCTAACCTAACTTGTTGGCTATCATTTAACCCTGAATATATGTACGTTGAAGACATACCAGAGAATGGATAGATATGATTAGAGAAGAAGAAGACGATACTATGCAAGATATGCGTGCACTTATCGTATTTGAAATCAAGCAAGAGGTAGAGAAGTTGCTTCAAAAAATTGAAGATGCAAAAGTCCCTGTCACAGATGAGTGGACAGATGGAGTGAATGCTGGTCTTGGTTGGGCGCAACGTATCTTGCGTAAGGATAAGAGCGCAACTTAATGGCTAACCCTAACGGACGTAAAGGTTCCCAGTTTGAAACCGATGTAATGAAATGGTTACGCAAGATGGGTGCTATGGCTGAGCGTCTTACTAAGGCTGGTGCAAAAGATGAAGGTGATATGGTTTGTATGGTCGCGGGACGGACATACATACTCGAACTGAAAAACAGGAAGAGCCTATCGCTTCCTGAGTTTTGGCGAGAGGCACAGGTTGAGGCGGTTAACTACGCTAAGGCTAGGGATATATCGGAAGTACCCCTGCATTATGTTGTAGTTAAACGCCGCAACTCTGGCATAGAAAACGCTTGGGTTATTCAGAACTTAGAACAATGGATGAAGGAGAAGTCAGGTGATAAAGATTGACAATGACTTGCCAAACATCGCAGATGTCTTGCGTCACTATGGTGCGAACATACGACAAGGACACGGGCAAGTTAATCTTAAGTGCCCGTTCCATTCAGATACGCACCAATCAGGTTCAGCCAACCTTGATAAAAATATCTTTATATGCTTTGCCTGTGGCATTCAAGGCAACAGTTTACAACTCATAGCGCAACAGGAGAGAGTAAATATAAATGAAGCACGGACATTTGCAGAAGGAATTACTGGGCAAAGCAACCAAGAAGTACGCGGAAAGTATTCATCTGGCATACGATTACCTAGAAAGCAGAGGAATCAGCCAGGAAATAGCACGTCTGGCGTCATTAGGCGTAGTCTCGGAACCTGAAGTTGGACACGAGCAGTACTCTGGACGCCTTGCTATACCTTACATAACTAAGACAGGTGTAGTAGACTTACGTTTCAGAAGCCTTAACCCCGCAGTTGAACCCAAGTATATGGGTATGACTGGAGCAGAAACCAGAATGTACAACGTGCTCGACGTTGAACAAGCAGGAGATTTTATAGGGGTGTGTGAAGGTGAACTGGATACTATTACTCTCAGTTACTGCGTTGGCATTCCTTGTGTTGGTGTACCTGGAGCGAACTCCTGGAAGAAACACTACACACGATTGCTTGCAGACTTTGAAAGAGTATTCATCTTTGCAGATGGTGACCAACCAGGCACAGAGTTCGCCAAGGGTCTTGCCCGCGAACTACCAGTTACTATTGTGCAACTCCCCGAAGGGGAAGATGTTAATTCAATGTTCGTGCAAGCGGGGGCTGGATTTTTCCACGAAAAACTGGATATTTAATTGAACGAGTTCGACCCTAATGAACCACCCGAATCTTATTGCCACGAGTGTGACACACAGTTTGATAATTCATTTGACTTAGTTGACCACACTCTGGATGAAGATGAGGAGTTTGACCCTTACTACATACTGCCTAATGGTATGAAGTTATTGCTGGGGTCATTGCTTAGATTTATGTACAACCATTCTAATGAACCAGAACAGATTGAATTGATTGCTCAGTCCACCTATGTCACGCTATTTGCAGCGGAGATGGGCTTCGATATGATTGATGAATTGGTTGAAGATATGGTTGTCAAGTCTGCTATGCAGAACTTGGAACAGAACATTGAGAAGTTACTATCAAAGGACACAGATGAAGAAGGCGGAGCGTGAAGAGATATGGCTGATTATAACCCACTTGGCAAGTCTAGGATTGAACGTGAAGAGTTACGACGTCCAGGGGGAGATGCTTCAGGTGACCATCCACGTTCCGATATTAACTGGGCAGAGTTCGAGTTAGATGTAAGGGATGTAATGCAGGAACTAGGTGACCTGCTCATCAAGAAGCACCGTGACTACGGACCGAAGAACATTAGCAACTCACCTTACGGTGCAACCAATGGGCTAGTCGTGCGTATGTGGGACAAGATAGCCCGCATTGTTAACCTTTCCAAGCAGGGTAACGTGACCGCAGAGAACGAACCACTCGAAGATTCCTTCAAGGATATAGCCAACTATGGTATAATTGGACTGTTAGTATTGCGAGGGAAATGGGATAAATGAAAGAACAGGAACTGTTCGACTGGCTTAAAGCAGAGAAGTTCCCCGACCTCATTCACTCCCCCGAAGAATATGATGGCTTTGATTGCACATCAGAAGAAGCAAAACTATTTATAGAATTAAAGTGCAGACGCACGCACTACCCTGAGTTACTGATTGAGAAGATGAAGTATGACTTTCTTCTTGAAGAGTCCGCTAAGTTAGGACTGTCACCTTGGTATCTTAACTCCACACCTGAGGGTATCTGGGCATTTGCTTTGCTCGACCTCAAAGATATTGAGTGGACAGAGAAGTGGCTACCATCCACCACTGAGTTTGCTAATAAGAACAACAAGATGAAGATGGTTGGATTCATCCACGTTGACCAAGGGTTTAAGATTATATGATTGAGTGGGAACGCATTGAGCGTTGGGATTATGTGGTTGACTCTGTTGCTACTGAGTACCATCGCAAGTTCGAGATAGACTTTGATGACATCAGACAATCCTTGTATCAGTGGTTCATTGAACATCCTAATAAGTTAAATGAGTGGGAAGCAATCGGTGAGAAGGACGCAAAGAATCTTATCTACCGTAGCCTACGCAATCAGGCATTAGATTATTGCCAGCGTTGGAAGGCTAAGTCAGGCGGCTATGAGACTAGCGATTTGTTTTACTATGAATCCGATATGGTCGAAGCACTGTTGCCATCTGTATTACGCGGTGACTTTAACCTAACAGCACAACTAAATCTTGGTAGACCTGGACGCCCCAGTGCACCTAATGAGGGTGGCAATCTAATGGCTATGATGATTGAAGTTGACTTTGCATTTTGGAAATTAAGTAAAGACGATAGGAAGTTATTGTTCCTGCGTTACGCTGAGGCTATGCACTTTGATGACATAGCCAAAGAGATGGAGTTAGGTAGTGAAGACACTGCTCGTATGCGTAACAAGCGGGCAATCAAGAAACTAATCCATAAGATTGGTGGCTTCAAACCTTATCGAGATGAAGACACTGAACCTCAAGACTCCTTGGAGTCATAGTCCACTTCACCTGAGTCAACCCACAATCCTTCAGGGTAATCTTGTATCAACTCTGAGTAGTAGAGTTCAACAACTTCTTTCCAACTTGCAATCTGTACATCCATCTTATCCTCCTGTGCTATAGAAACCAGTGCCATTAAACTTGACTGCTGGTGCTGACCATACTCTCTGCATAGCCTGTTGGCAACACATTATATTTGTTTGTTCAGAGAACTCACGTTGTATCTCTAGAGTACCACCACATACTTCACATTTATAATCATACGTTGGCATTATGTATCCCAATCCATTGGTGTTGGGGCTGTGGATTCTGACCCGCATTCCTTGCACCTCTGTCGTAAATCATACCAGCCCACCTCTCTTGATTCAACATCCCACATTACGGTAATCTCAAACATTAAACAACCACAGATACACGCAAAGGTTGGGTTCTCTAGGTTGTAAAGGTCAAACATCAATACCAGTTCCTGCGATTATGGTGGGCTAGTGCCCTGCAGGGAGTGGAATATCGGTGCTCGATATATTTATATGCGTGCAGTATCTGTATGGCAGGTTCTCTGCTTGTCTCTTTAAGTACCTGCCCTATGCCAAAGGCTGTTGACTTAGGGTTGTTTGCTAAGTGGTCGAACTTGCTCTCTTTCATAAAGAGTGAGAAGGCACACCGTCTTTGCTTTGCATCCCAGTTCCAACCTGCCTTGGCGTAGCGCATAGCCATCACTTTATTCTCTTGCTTCTGTTCATAGGTAGCCTTGGTCTGCTTAGTTAAAGGCTTACCGATATTAACCTTGACCTCTACATTATGGGTTAATGGAAATGTCCAAGCGAATACGAACATCAGGATAAGAAGCATCATTCTTATTTTCATCTGAGAATTCTACCAAGTTTTGCCTTTACATTCCTTGCGTGTCGCTGTTCGTGGCGCACTGCATTATGAGTTGGTTTGTAACCCGCCATCAGTGCTCTATCTGAGGCAAGCCTGCCTCCCCATATAGCACCGTTGCCACCTATAGACCACAATAAATTCTCAGGCTCTAGCCCCTGTTGCAAGCACTCCGATTTAACAGGGCAAGAGCGACAGATTTCTATAGCCTCAACACTGCGTAAGACTTCCAGTTGTTGCTCATCTAATAGGTTTGAATTCGTGTAGTGCCACAAGTCAGGGTCAGGGTGACCCGAACAGTGCCCCTCTGCGTGCCAGTCTCTCCCGCTATTCATTAACTACAGCCTTGAGATGATGCACCTTCAGCACTGACTCTGCCTCTGCGTGGTGTATATCTTCAAGGTGCACATTCATATGTGCTTGATGTTGGTACAACCATTCGTCCTGTTGTGCGTACTCCCACAGATGAAACCCTTTTGGGGGTTCAAGTCCATCAGGTAACCACACATTAACAATCCTTACACCTTCGAGTTTATAAGATATCCGATATTGTTCTCCCATTATTTACTCCCATCATAGACAACTTCATTATCATAACCACAAGTAGAACAAGTGAACCAGTATGTACCGTTCTTGTCCTCCCAATCTTCGTTCTCTGCCTCGCACTCATCTGCTTGACATAAGACTACATACTTAGCCATTGCCTGCCTCCTCTTTGGTTGTTAATAGATAAGGGTTAGTGCGGTTGGCTCGGTCTTGTAAAGTCTCCTCCTCTACGCCAAGCCATACGAAACCATCTTGATGTCGGGTTATCTGCCCCAATATAGTGAACCATTCTTCGTCCACCTCTGCAGTAATTGTGCGCTTAGTCATCTTCGTCCGCCTCTGTGATGAGTCCTAAGTCTCGCAACGCTTGCATAGCCTGCTCTAAACTTGATATTGCTTCATCTATCTTTTGTTCTTGTGTGCTCATAGTCCGCGTTCCTCCCATAGTTTGAAAGCACCTAAGCCAAGGGCGGCAACTACCAGTGCCACGCCTATGAAGGGAAGTAGCATAGCCCCTATTGACCAAGCCCATAGAAAGATTTCTCCGTTGTTGTATGCGTCCTGCATTGTTTGATTCCAGTTTGTAAAGTAGTTAATCATTTTTATTTCTCCTGTCCATTTACGATTTCAAATTGTGCGAACTCTGATATACGATTTCCGTGCTGTTCTTCTGCTGTTTGTTTTGCTGTTTCGATAGCGTCATCTTCCGACTCTGCTTCCGTGTTGATATAGACAACGTATGTCATCTTAACTTCATAATCTTTTTCCATTTCCTTGCCCCTGTCTATTCGTCTGCTATTGGTTGCGTGCTTAGGATTCCAAGCACGGTTAGAACTATAATTGGAAAGCCTGCAATAATCAAGAACATCATCACAAACAATCACAATCTTTTATTGACACAAGATGGTCACCGCACAACGGGGTGTTGTCGAACTCGCAACAATAACCGCAGAATTCATTGTTGCATTTTGTGCACCCGTTGCCCTCTGTGATTACTTTATCCCCACATTGCTTGCAGTTTGGTCTTGGACAATCTGAATATGGAAACTGTTCCTGCTCTTCGCAAGTGCAGAAGTTAAACCGCTCCACCTGTGTGGCGTGAGTTAGTTCTGCCAACTCGCCCCAAGAAATCGAGTCTTGATTCATAGTTCCTCCTTTGAGTTGTTAATGTAGTCGCAATCTTCGCAGGTGTAAACCTCTCCATTGTTGATAGGCTTTTCCCACCTTGCTCCGCAGTCCGCGCAAGCGTACTGATACGGATAACAAGTCAAGCACCCACCAACCCCGCACCCGTATGTCATAGCCCACCCGCCATACACTCGACCATTGAACCCCAGCAATAACCCGAACCTGTCCACCATAGGTTGCCGACCACCTCGTACACGCCCCAAAGAAGGAGCAGTGCGCCAGCAATTAAAAGAACTTTGAATACAATTTCTCCGCGTCGTGTGAGTTTCATTCTTCGCCTCCTTCTTCTGTGTTTTGGTGTGCTTGGTCTGCTACTGCGTCCCATAGTTGGCGCATAGCGGAGCAGAGATACTGCGTGTTCAAGTCTGTGAGGCTTGGATAACTTGACAACTGATTAACCTCGTCCACTTGCCAATCTAAATCATTACTTGCCCATAGGCTAAGGCTTTGCACTCGTGCGTTTATGTTGTTGTGGTAGTCCTCGCACTCTGAGTTAGACCACTCCCCGCCAAGGTCGCGGAGGTCATCTAGGTCATAGTCTCTGCCCTCGTCTAGCCAATCAGCCATTGAGCGGGCGCAGTCTTTAATCTCTGCCGACCAAGCCTCGCCCCCTGCGATATCAGGGAGAAGGTTAAAGATGTCGAAGAGTTCCCCGCCTTCAATCTTGCCGAGTGTTGCTTTTAGTTCTTTGCCTGTGGTCATTGTGTGACCGCCTGCGCCTGCTCGTTGGCGTGGTCGTAACAGATGGTTTCTGTTTCAACGCCAAGAATAAAAGCGTCAATCCCTGAATAAACTAACTCTACAGAGTTGCACCCTGTAACTTTGCACTGTTTCACTTTGTTTTCTCCTGTCTAAAATGGGGCTTGGCATTGTTGCCCTGCCTCCGTGCCCTAGTCTGTCGCGAGCAGTTGCCCTCTGTCAAGGGGCTAGGGCTGGGGATTTATACCCCGCAAGCCTTGAGGAACTTCTCAGAATCAAAGCGTGGATTTGATTTCTCTAAAGCGTCCGCCAGTTGGCGGGCGAATGGATACATAGCCCCATTTATAGACCAATCCTCTCCCGTGTATTTGTCTTGCATTCCTGCAATCGCTCCTGCGATTAGTTCGAAGTCCTTGCGTGTCATTGTCGTGCTCCTGTCTTGATTTGGTGGCGGCATTGTTGCCTCCACTCGTGCCCCGCTCCGAATCGAATCGGCACGCCCTAGGCGGGCGGGGCTAGCCCTTAAACTGTGGCTTTTTCTATCTTCTTTTCATAATTTGCGACTAGTTCGCGTTGCTTGATTTGCTCGTATTCGTGGGCGGTATTCCAAAGGATACTATGCACCTGCTTTTTGACTTGATACTCAGGCAAAGCACAAGCCTCTCGGTCAATATCTGCCACCGCTTCGCTCCTTGTTTCGTAAACTTGGTTGAGTTCTTCTTGAAGGGCGTTGAGTTGGCGGTGCAACTCGTCCTGCTTGTCACGAATCTCGGCTCGCTTCTGAGTTTCCTCGTCTTGAATCGCCTGCATACGCTCCTTTTGTGTTGCTCGGTAGTTCTTGACGATTTCGTCTAGGTCTCTATTTGCCTGCCAAGCGCCACGAGAACGCGCCTCGCGTTCGATTTCGTGTAACTTGTTAAAGAAGCCATTTTGTAGGCGCTTTGGTAAGTTGTTGCCGAATCGGTAAGCGTTGAAGTCTTCAGTCATTTTATTGCCTCCTGTTTTTGGTCGGGGAGTTGTTTCCCTGACTCGTGCCCCTCTAGGTCGTGAACCTGTGCCGCCTTCGCGGGGAGGGGCTTCCTTGCTACTTTACGCCGAACGCCTCGGCGAGTTTTGCACGCTTCTCGGCTAGGTCGTTTTCTAGGGCTTTGCGGTGAACCTGTGCAAGCCACTCAGGGGAATCTGCCCAACCTGTGTCCTTGATTACTGGAGCGAGTTTCTCCATAAGTTCAACGAGTTCTTCACGGCTTGCCAAGAAGTTTAGGCGATATTCTCCGAGAGATAACTTCTCATCTTGCTTTGCGATAAGGTCGAAGATTGTTTCTGCCTGTGTGTTGTTGATGTACATTTGGTGCTCCTGTCGTGTTGAGGTCGGGGTAGTTCCTGACCTTCTAAGATGAAATCTACAGGCACAACTTAGGCGTGTCAAGAGCAAACAAGGCTTTTTTGATAACAGTTTGATAACGATTTCCTGAGAGAATCCTGTGAACTGTCGCACTCTGTCAATGTCGATTTGTCGACAATTTGGGAAACCTTCCCCGATATGTTACCACTGAGTAACTTATATATTGCCCCGTAGATTTGGAGAGGGGATAGTCAACCAATCAAAGAACGCCTTGAACTTTCGGTATTAGCCAAGAAAGACGGTTTTAATATGCCTTAACTAGAAATAAACATAAGGTAAAAGAATGTCTAACCCTGTGGTAAAGGGTGAGGGTTGCAGAACTACAGAACTCGGTGAGGGTTTGAGGGGGTATTGATTAAATCAGTCGACTATATAGTATATATGGTCCCATAATATATTTCTGTTATAAGCGCCCTGACCAGGGCTTTTATATATAGTAGCCCCCATATATAAATATATATACATACAAGTGTTCGGTTTTACCCGTTCCAACGGGTTATCTTATATAGCAAGAACTTATTAAAAGTTCTAGCGAACTCGCTTCGCTAGGGCTTCACTCGTTCGATATAATATATAAATATCGAACCTACTTCGTAGGAATGCGCCACAGTTATGCCGTTATTTTGTAGGCGTTATTGGTGTTATATTCGCACTCCAGAGGGCACCGAGATTGGGACAACTTAATGGGACGTAAGGCTGGAAAGCAGGACATCTCCAAGAAGGAAGCCCAGGAACGGGTACTCCTCCAACTGGAGCAAGGTAACACCATTACTGGTGCTATGGGTACCGTCAACCGTAATGACACAACTTTTAGACAATGGGTGATGCAAGACCCTGAGTTCAAAGAACGCTCTGAGAAAGCCCGCCTTCTAGGTAAGGGCATCAAGGCTGACCTAAAAGAACTTAAAGATATCGAGTTCCCTGATTTCTGTGAGCAGTTCCTAGATACCCGCCTCTTCCCACATCACCTTAACTGGTTCGATATGATTGAGGGTCGGGAACCTAGATGGCTACATCCCGCTATGACCTATGAGCCAGCGGCTACCAACAGAATCCTAATTAACGTCCCACCTGAGCACGCTAAGTCTACGGTCATCACGACCAACTACGTGGTCTACCGAATTGTGACCAATCCCAACACTAGAGTCATTATCGTCTCTAAGACTCAGGGTATGGCTCGTAAATTTCTTGGGGCAATCAAGACAAGACTTTCACACCCTGCCTACACCAAACTACAGGTTGCCTTTGGACCTAATGGTGGATACAAGGCAGATGCCACCCAGTGGCAGGCAGATATGATTTACCTCGGTACTGGTCGAGACTCAGGCGAGAAGGACCCAACGGTTCAAGCCCTTGGTATCGGTTCCCAGATTTACGGTGCTCGTGCTGACCTGATTATTGTTGATGACGCAGTTATGGGTAGCAATGCCCACGAGTGGGAAAAACAGATGGACTGGCTTCAGAAAGAAGTTATTACCCGTCTTGGTAGACACGGTAAGTTAATTATCGTCGGAACCAGAGTGGCACCGATTGACCTCTACAAGATGTTGCGCGATTCAAAGCAGTGGTCGGGTGGCAAGACCCCCTTCACCTACTGCGCTATGCCAGCGGTTCTTGAGTTTGATGAAAAGCCTTCTGAATGGAAAACACTCTGGGCTAAATCGGACCAGCAAGAAAACGAATTGGATGAACCTGATGAGCAAGGACTTTTTCCCAAGTGGGATGGACCTTCTCTCTTTACACGCCGCTCTGAGGTCGCTCCGTCGGTCTGGGCTATGGTCTACCAGCAAGAAGACGTCACCGAAGATTCAATCTTCTCACCCCTGTGCGTGCAAAACTCTGTCAACGGAATGCGTAAACGCGGACCACTAAAGGCTGGAACTCCAGGTCATCCTAAGAATATCGAATCTTCTTACACGGTAATGGGACTTGACCCTGCTATGGCAGGTGCAACAGGTGCCGTCATCTGTACATACAATCGAGCCGATGGCAAGATTTATGTTCTTGACTGCATCAATATGACTGACCCAACGCCAGCCAAGATTCAAAGTTTGATTGAAGACTGGGTTGAGAAGTACAAACCCCAGGAAGTAAGAATTGAAATCAACGCTCACCAGAAGGCTTACGCCCTGGATGAGAACTTAAGAAACTTTTTAGCCCAGTATGGGTGCCAGTTAAACTCACACTTTACTGGTAAGAATAAGTGGGACACATCTTTTGGTGTGGCATCTATGGCAATGCTTTTTGGCAGTGCACGTGATGGACGCTTTAACGATAACAATATCATTGAACTACCTTCTAACGAAGGCTCTGAGGGTCTTAAGACTTTGGTTCAAGAATTGATTACCTGGAAGCCAGACACCAAGAACCCTACCGACTGCGTTATGGCTTTATGGTTTGCGATTATTCGCATCCGTGAGTTAATGCAACAGTCCTCCAGAGTGGGACAGTATCAAACCAACCGATGGGCTACCAGGGCGCAGATGTCCAGTCGTGGTTCACTGAATTTAGATGAAGCCTTTGCAGAGCAATGGGCACAAACATACGGATAGGAAACGATTATGCCAGTAAACAACTCAGGTGGTTCACGAGTACCTAAGAAGCCAAATAAGAACTTGGTTCCAGATGATTTTATTTATGCAAATGAAGTAGCAAACCAACCTGCTGACAATCGCAGACAAGCACTTCAGAAAATGCAAGCACAACTAGACGTTGCTGCTCTAAAAAAGAAATATCCTGCTATTCGTAAGCAGTATGATGTTAAGGGTACAACAGTATCTATTGTCAATAAGACATATCCAGCGTAAACAATTTTAGTTAGGACAACAATGGCATTATCAATGGAGCAGGTAGCGGCACGCGTACAGTCGCTGCGCTACCGCAATCACGAGCGCGATGCTCGCAACCTTGACGTTCTTGCTGTCCGTAAAGGAAAAATTGCTGAGGTCTATCCAGACTTCTTTCCAGATGGCGTAGATGCAAACGTAGTAGCAAACTTTATTGACATTGTTGCTCGTGACCTATCTGAAGTAATGGCTCCGCTTCCAGCGGTTAACTGCTCTGCAGCCAATGCGGTCAATGACCGTGCACGTTCTTTTGCAGATAAGCGCACACGTATTGCTGCTAACTATTTCCAACATTCTGATTTGACCGTACAGATGTACTCAGGCGCTGACTGGTATATCACATTTGGTTTCGTCCCTTTCATCATTGAATTAGACGAAGAAAGCAAACTGCCTCGCATCCGCGTAGAAAACCCAGTGGGGGCTTACCCAGAGTTTGACCGCTACGGACGCTGTGTTGCATTTGCAAAACGATATATGATGACACTAGGCGAACTCGTTACTCAGTTCCCTGAATACGATTCAATGCTTCTTGGACCATCAGGTTACAAGCAGGACTTGAATGCTCAGGTTGAGTTAATTCGCTATTACGACAAAGACCAGTCAGTTATTTATATCCCATCAAAGGACAACCTAGTTCTATCGAAGGCTGCAAATCCTATCGGTAAGATGATGGTTATTATCGCACGTAAGCCATCTATTGATGGTGAACTGCGTGGACAATTTGATGATGTTCTTGGTATCCAATTGCTTCGCAATCGCTTTGCGTTGCTTGCAATGGAAGCAGCAGAGAAGAGCGTTCAGGCTCCTATCGTTCTTCCACAGGATGTACAAGAACTACAGTTGGGTGGAGATGCGGTTATCCGTACATCTAATCCAGCAGGAGTTCGTCGTGTAGAACTTTCACTTCCACAAGGCGCATTCACAGAACAGCAACTACTCAACCAAGAACTCCGAGTAGGTGCACGTTATCCTGAAGGACGTACAGGAAACATCGATGCCTCTATTGTCACTGGACAAGGCGTACAGGCTCTTATGGGTGCATTTGATACCCAGGTTAAATCAGCACAAGCAATCTTTGCTGCGGCACTTCGTGACGTAATCAGTGTTGCTTTTGAAGTTGATGAGAAAATTTTCCCAGACGAAAAGACCATTCGTGGTGTTGACGCTGGTTCTCCATACGAAATCACATACAAGCCTTCCAAAGACATCAAGGCTGATTACTCAGCAGATGTTCGTTACGGAATGCTTGCTGGTTTGAACCCTGCACAGGGTCTTATCTTTATGCTTCAGGCTCTAGGTGGCGGTCTTATCTCTAAGGATATGGCTATGCGTGAACTTCCATTCACAGTTAACGTCACACAAGAATTAGAAAAGATTGAAATTGAGAAGATGAGAGATTCCCTTCTTGGTTCCATTACTGCCTATACACAAGCCATCCCACAAATGGCTGCATCTGGCGGAGATGCCTCAGAGGTAGTTCGTAAAATTGCTGCGGTTATCAAGGCACGTCAAAAAGGACAGGCTCTTGAGGATGCTATTGAAGCAACCTTCGCGCCACAGCAACAGGTTCCTCCTGCTGGGGCAGCACCTATGGTTGAGCAACCGTCCCCTGCTCCCGCCGCTTCTCCAGCAGGAGGCGCTCTTCCACCAGAACAAGGTGGACCAGCAATGCCAGCACCGCAGGAAGCACCACCAAGCATTATGAATTTGCTCTCTAGCCTATCTGGTTCGGGAGAAGCAAACGCAAGCGTCAGAACAATTAACCGACGCTAACAAAGTAGGGGACAATGACAACTTTAATTGGTATCGAATACGACGATAGTTGCGTCCTTGTGGCTGATAGCCGCACTACAGATGATAGTGGATATATCTACACTCATCCAAATGTAAAAAAGATTTCAGAGACAAATGGTTATTTGATTGCTGGCTCTGGTGAGGTACTTCCCTGTGATGTAGCACAACACATCTGGGACCCACCGACTCCAATCAAGTCAGATAAAAAAGATTTGTTTCACTTTATGATTACAAAGGCTATGCCTTCGCTTCGTAAATGTTTATCATCAAATGGTTTTAACTTTGATGAACCAAAGACTGAACAAAGATTTCAATTTTTAATTGCAGTGTGTGGTGAGATATTTGATATCGACCACGAACTAGCAGTAAGTAAAAACATTAGTGGAGTTTATGCTGCAGGTTCTGGTGCGCCTTACGCACTAGGGGCACTGCACGCAGGCGCTGATGCTTATGAAGCAATGGAAATTGCTGCAACACTTACAGCATTTACTGCAGGTCCTTACATATCCAAATCACAATTCAAACATTCTAAGTAGGAGTTACTAATGGCAGGCAATCAAAATAGTGGCGGATACCGCCCAACTGCTCCACAGAATAACCCTGCAAATGTTAATGGTCAGGGTGGAGATGGGCAGTCAGGACAGGCTAACCCAGGTTACACAGGATTTCCTTATGGACAGAATGGTCAGTTAGAAGCACAGGCAGCAGGAGCGCCTATGGCTAAAGATATGCCATCAGTTGAATCACGTAGTTCACGCGTTCTTCCAGGACTTGGTGGAATTACTCCACTAGATGCTCCATCAGAAGATAACTTACCAATTTCAGATGGTGTTGATATGGGTCGTGGTCGCGGTTCTGAGGCTCTGCCTGGACGCGTAACTAATCCAATCAACAATAGCGAAAACATTGACCTTATCAAGCGTTATCTTCCAGACCTTGAGAATGCAACACGTATGCCAAACACTCCAGATTCCTACAAGCGTTTTGTTAACTATCTGAAAGAACAGATACTTTAATGGAGTGGATGGAAAACGGATTTTTTGACCATCTAGATAAGTTTGCAAACTCTCTAGGTTACGAAAACTTTGCGATTGCCTTACCACTTGCAATGGTTCCTTGGAAATCCCCAGAAGATAGGGATGTATTTATTATGACCCTTACTGGCGAAGGAGTAAAGGGTGGCGAATCGTCAACCTTTAATCCATTGGCGGTGAAGTAATGTCCTTCTGGGGTGATTTTGTAGATAGCATTTCTAAAGTTGCAAAGAATACTGCCAGCGGCATACTTGGAATTAACCCAGGTGCAGTTGCAGTAGCAAGTGCTGCATCTTTAGCGGGACAATCTTTTAAGAATCCTGAAGTTGCAGCCAACGTAGGCATTGTTGCACAGCAGCAAGTGGCAAAGAAACTGCAACAGGCTGGAATTGCACTTCAATCAGAGGCGCCAATGAAGGCTCTTGACCCAATTCTTTATTTGGGTGAGAAGGCTGAGAAGTATGTCTTTAGTCCTGTCATCTCTCGACCTATTTCTACTATAAATTTATTGTCTGACCCTACTAGCAAGTTATATCAAGGTGGACAATTCGGTAAAGGTTTTCAATTATCTGATGTCAAAGATGCGTACAATCGCACTGGCAACGAGTATGAAACCATTAATGGGCAAGAAGTTCTTACAAGAGAAGGTGTTTCTCTTGGTCAATCAATGCTTAAGAATCCATTCAACCTACTTGGTGTTGCTGAAGCATCTGTGCTTAAGGCTAATGGTGTAGACGTAAGCGGGATTGATTTGTGGAATGACAAAGATATCCAAAAGAATTTTGTAGACAATACACTTGGCAAGTACATTACTGGTGCCAATGACTTTGTTATCAAGAACGTTGCTATTAACGTAGCATTTGCAGGAGCAGGTGCGCTTGCTAAGGCTGGAGCAACTCGTGCTGGACTAAGGACAAAGTTTAAGGCTGCCGATGCTGAGGCAATGCCAGGGTTTGAAAAAGATATGATTGACCATATTGACTTTGTTAATAGTGGTGGAACTACTGGAACTAGAACAGTCATTGGTCAAGATGTTATGGACCTTGCTGCCTCAGATAACATTATTGACATTACTCGAATTGTAAAGAAGCACAGTTTTAACCCGCAACTACCAGACCTTATGAAATCTACTAAGGACCCAAAGGTTGTTGCAGACTTTCTTCTTGCAGACAAAGGTTATGGTCCAGCAATTGACCGACTAACTAAACTAAATCTTAGCGATGACCTATGGGTTATTGGTGATGGCACTGCATCATTCCGTTCAGACTACATTATCAATGGCAAACTGCCTGAATACACAGCAGAACAGCGCAACCGCTGGATGAGCGCATTTGATGATGCAATCAAAAAGGAACCAAAGCATCAGGATGTTTACGATGCGTTTCTTACCCAGGAACTTGATGAGACTACTGGACTTCTTAACGTTGAACCGCTTGCTCTTGGCAAAAACTATAAGCCAATGGAGCCAAAGGGACTACAAGGTCCTGCAGGAGCGGTACGTTCTAAGGCTGGAAAGATTAAAACAGCCATTACAGAGCGCGACTTTACTAATCCTGAAATTGGTGGCGTAGCACAGACTGTTTTAGGCGGACGTATGAATGGTCCAGTCACAGTTCTTCTGCGTCAGTTCGGCACTTATATGCCTAAGGGTATAATTACAAACTCTGGTCTTCGTCCTATGAATGGCGTTGACGAACTTATTTCAGTATTTGATGATGTTCCTCTATTCCGTAACGGAACAACAACAATTAAAACACACGATTTGAACCAGATGAGCGTATCTGATTATCGTCGCAATCTTATTGACCGCTTTGTATCCTCTAAAACAGATGGTGAAAGAGCAGATGTAATTAAGAATGCAAATAAAGAACTTGCTCGTACAATTGCTTACTCTCGTGGATACTACAACGATGCAGTAATTGACAATATGGTTGATGAGTTAATGCAGGATGTGTATTCAATGCACGGAAACCTGCGTACACACGGTCACTCTATGGACCCCACTGGTGTTCGAGTATCTGTTGATATTAAAACTCAACGTCAATTGCAGAACTCAATGCCAATGCTTCCAATGGGTGACCTAGACCGTATGATTCTTCGTGCTGCTCGTCAGGAAAAAAGTGTTGTTAAGGGTGCAATAACTACTGGTACTCAACGCACAGCATCAGCCGCTAAAGGAATCTTTGAGTCTGGAAACAGAATCTTCTCTGTAGCACAACTTTATCGTTTTTCATATATTCCAAAGAACTCAGTCTTTGAACCTGTTCTTGCTGCTACATTGGCAGAAGGAAGCAAGTTTGCTGTTCCACTATTTACAAGTGCAGCCAAAGGCGCTATTGTTAAAAGCGGAAACTTTGTAATGCGTAATGTAGAGAAATCTGCAACTCTTTTGCCTAGCGCAAAGAAAGAAATTCAACGCGAAGTTAAAGCGTTGTCTGAAGAATACAATCAGGCTATTATTATTCGTGACCAAATTTATGCTACACACGAATCACATTTCTCTAACACACCTGGAGTATCTCCAGCATCAAAGCGCGACTGGGCTGACCAAATTAAGGAAGCCCTCCGCGAAGCAGAACGTGACGTAGCAAATCTTGAATCTAAACTTAATACATACACAATTGAATATGGTAAGCCTATCCAGGTACCATCTGTATACAGTCTAAAGTCTCGCATTGAAACCCTTAAGGGTATCGGAAAGCAAACAACTGGAGTAGAACTAAAAGAAATTATTGCTCCAGTTATTACTGATGAAAATTCAATTATTTCTTTACTTAATAGCCAGCGCTCAAAAGGCTTTACTGTTGAAAAGTATAAGCAATACGAAGATTCATTAATAAACTATACAAATGGCAGTGGAGATTATAGTCTTGTCAATACTGTTTTACGTGGAGGTTATGAGGCGTCCGCAAAAGAAACAGTAAAGGTTAATAAAATTGTTAGTGACCTAGATTCACTTATTTCAAAAGCACCAGTCCTTGAAACTCCAATTACTACATTTCGTGGTATTGAAGATACAAAACTTGCTGCAGAAATACGTAACCTGAAACCTGGAGAATCATTTACTGATAAAGCATTTTCTTCTACATCGTTAGGTGAAAAAATTGCTGATAGATTTGCTCGTGGTACTGGATGGTACGCAAATCCAAAGAATGGTCCAATGCGTGGTGTTATTGTTGAGATTGTAAATCCTGCTGGAACAAAAGGAATTTTTCCAATTGGTATGAGAGTTGAAGTAAATGCAAAGATTGCAGCAGGAGAATCTGAATGGCTTCTTCCACGCAACACAAAATTTACAGTAACCGAAGTAAATGGCAATAAGATAAAGGTTGTTGTTTCAAGTGGAGTTAAGGGTGGCTCTTTAAGCCCAGAGGCTATTGCTGCTTCACGTTACGCATCTGAAATTCGCTCAGCCGAATTGGTATTGCAAAAGGCTGTTGGTCAAATTAATACTCTTGCACCAGAACTTAATGTTCTTGATGCACAGATTGCTAAGGCTTACGATAATATTGGTGCAGTTCTAGAAAAACTTGGACCTAAGATTAAAGAACAGGCTGATATTTTTTCTGTATCTGCAGGACGTTATGAGAAGAAACCACTTCTTCCAGAGGTTCAGAAAGTTCAACTATCTAATGGTCAGACTCTAGAGTTCCCATCGTTTGCTAGTCGTAAGCATTTTGGCGAAGGCTATATGTCTGAAATCGCCAACAACTCTTCACGTAACCTAGAATTCCTTGGCAATAAAGCAACCGTTGCTAAGATTACAACTGTTATGTCTCGTAGTCCTAAGACTATTACTAACGTAGCAGACCCAGTTTACTTTGATGAACTGGCTTATGTGGTTAATAACCATATGCGTGGAGATATTCTTGTCGACAGAGTTCTATCTGGACAGTCTCGTGACCAACTCCTAGAGTGGGCAACTACTGGACAGGCTCGCAAGTATGCTGTTCAAATGGGTCGTTCTCCTGACGAAATCGTGCGTATGATTGATGAAAATATTACATATGTCAATCGATACCTACCAACATCTGAGGCTAAACTAGCAGCATCGCAAAATGCAGTAGAGGCAACTCAACTTCGTGGACTACTTGGAGACAAGTTAGACCAGATGGTTCCTATTCAACCACTTGAAATTGAATATGCTAACCCTACTAATATTGTTGCTTCTGCATCACGTGCATTTGATTCAGCATTTGCTGGCGCTTGGCGTTTCTTAATGAAGCCAGAAAATATGGTCCGTGAAGTTTGGGGAACTACTCGTCATACAACCCTAGTTGCAGAGCGTGCGGAACGCTTGCTTGCACAGGGTTATCAGATTGATGTATCCACACTTAATCGTATTCATCACGCTGCAGCAACTGAACTTGTTGATGAAGTGGCAAAGGTTTTCTACACAATCCCACGTCAACACCGTGCACTTTATTTAGCAAGAGGATTAGCAACATTTCCTAATGCGGCAGCATCTGGTATATATCGTTACTCACGCTTTGCAGTTCAGAAGCCTAAGCGTTTTGCTGGGTTCCTTAACTCATATTATGGGCTTTATAACTCATTCGGCGTAGACCAGAATGGTAACCCAGTTGATGACCCAATGAAGGCTCAATACCTTCTCATTCCTGGAACAAAGGAAATGGGTCTAAACAATGGTAAAGGCGTTATCGTTAATGCTCGTGCAACTAACTATGTTGCCAACTTCCCAGGTGCAACCTGGATGGTGCCAATTGCTCTTAGCAAGGTTTATGGCGGCAAGCCAGGAACCGAAGAACAGATTTCTAAGTTAATAGATAAAACTTTTGGTAAGATTCCTGGATATTCTTATGAAGAACTATTCCCATATGGAATTGAACCTAACACTGGTAAGCAATTAGCAAATACATTTACTCCTGCCTGGGCAAGAAACTTAAAGACATACCTTGCTCCAGATAAGACAGATAAGATGTTCGTCGATTCTTGGATTTCTGAGGCTAATCGTCAGGGAATTCTGCACGATATGGGCAAGGGTCCAGCACCTACAGAGCAGTCAATTATGGATGGTGCACGTGATATTTACTTCCGTAAATTCCGCACACAGTTCTTCTCACTTCTTGGTACACCACAATATGTGGATAGCCGACCAGATAGTCTTTATCAGGATTATTTCTTCTCACTTGTAAACAACAATACCGCTCAAGGTATGTCAAGCACTGAGGCATACAAGAAGGCTGGAGAAGATTTCAGCGCTCATATGCTTAAAGAGACTGGCAAAACATTCCCAATGGACAGACTCTTTGTATCTTCACAGAAGTCTATAACCTACATTACGCCTAGCGTAAAGGCTTACAACAGAATCTGGGAAGATTTTCCTGGACTGGCAACATCTTTGCGTCAAGTTGACCCATCTACAGTTGGTCTTATGGTTGCAGATTTGCCTAAGGAGTACAGTCCTCAAGTAAATAAGTTCCTTAACTCAACTACTGCCCGTCTTCCAGATGGAACTATGGTTAATAGCACGCTTAAGACACCTCAGTTAGTCGAAGAAGAGATTGAAAAGTCTCGCTTCTGGTCAGCATATACAACTGAAAAGAATCGTCTTAACAAGGCTGCAAAGGATGCTGGATACGCAAGTTACCTTAGCGTTCCAGAACTAAAAGATAGATTGCGTGCATACGCAAACGATACTCTTGGACCTGCTTCTCGTGCCTGGTATACAGAGTATCAAAAAGGCGCAACAAAAGGAAACAAGTCTTGGGTTCAAGCACAAGGACTATTCACCGTTGTAAATAACAAAGAGTTTATGGATAAGTTTGGCAAGACACAGTTCTGGCAACACGCTAAGGCTTTCATTCAGTACCGTAACGATTATGCAAAAGCATACGCTGATGCACCAACTGGTTCAAAACAACTGGTAAAAGACAAGTGGGCAGAATACTTGGCTTCAAGTTATGACTTGTGGGACCCAACAATGCAACGAATGATTACTAGATATTTTGAAGATGACAATATGAGGGAGAATAAGTAATGGCAGGTCCAGCAGCCACACCACCACCAGCGGGTGGCGGTACAATAATTGTTCCCCCTAAGGGAAGTAAGCAAGAAAAGACTTATATCTGGATGCCAGACGGCAAGGGAAATCTTGTCAAGGCTGAGGCTTCTATTATCAAAAAGTCTTTTGCAAAACTTCCTACATCTGCCCAGGTAAGCCTGACTGAATACTTACTAGGAGTAGCCAACCGTCAACCTACAGATTCTGCTCGTCAGAACCTATGGAATGACATTGTTGATGGCGCTGTAGCAGCATTTAAGCAGGGCAAGAAGCAGTCACCTTGGGATGTTCTTGATGTAATGACTCAGAACAATCCTGGCAATACTGGACTGACTTCTACGATTACCCAGTATGACAGAATTGTATCTGATGCACTTTTAAGCAAGATTTCTAAATCAATTGGTTTTGATGCAGCACTTCTTTCTGAAGAAGACAAAGTAGATTTTCTTGCTAAGATTAATACCGAGGCTGGTGCTTCTGGTAAGTCAACCACCCGCAAGGCAACTACTGGTGGGTATGAGACTATAATTACTCCATCATTATTTGACCCCAAGACATTTACTGAATCATTCATTTGGGCTAAGGTTAATATCGGAGATACAAAAACTCTTCCATCATCTGCAATCAAGCAAGTTGCGAATGTAAAAACATTGGTTAGGAACTATGGAATCAATAACCTTAGTTCAAAAGAAATTAATCAATACAGTATTGATATCGCATCAGGTGTTAAGACACTTGAAGACCTTACTGCAGACCTTTCAACAAAGGCACAGAAACTTTACCCAGCATATGCCGAACGTTTAGCGTCTAACCCTAAACTGACTATGTTTGATATTGCTGAACCAATCATTGGAACACTATCCAAGGTTTGGGAAATGGATTCAACCGCATTCAATCTTGATGACCCAAATGTTATGCGCTTTCTAAACAATGATGTCACTGGCAAGAAGCCAGCAGCGTCTATTGCAGAAGTTTACGACTTTGCAATCAACCACCCTAATCGTGAAAAAACCAGAGCAGCAAACCTTGAGGCAAGAGATGCCGCAGTTGGTACTGCACGAGCAATGGGATTTGGAGTATAAATGGCTATTGCACCTGACGATTCAGACAACAGACTACGGGCTAGAATTTCCCTATCTCCTTCTTATTCTACAGCAGCAGATATTGCAGCAGATAAGGCAGTGGCAGATGCAAATGCTTTGGTAAACAAAGTACTTGGTATGACAGCAACATCAATGCCAGTGTTTACTCCACCAGTATCTACTCCTGTCGCAACACCTGCAGTGGTAACCCCAACAACACGTGTTGCTGCTAATCAGGCTAACAAAGATGCTGGTCCACCGTATGCTGCTCCAGCAGGAACACACTGGACCTGGATTGGCACAGAATATAAACTTTATAATGATGCTGTATCTGCACCCGCTGTAGGCGGAGGCAATGTAACAGGCAATGCAACTGGTTCTAATATTACAGGAAGCGATGTAACTGGAACGCTTCCAGCAGTACCTACTGCACCAACCCTTGCAGTTGATACATTTAAGAACACTCTTGCAATTTTCTTTGGTCAGGCTGAAATGACTAAGCCTTGGGTTGACGGACTATATAAGTCAATCTCAAGTTTCTATAAGACTGGTTCAACAGTAGACGAATCATTTAACCTTGCTCTTCAGTCATCACGCAATGACCCAACAATGAAGCCATTTACTGACCGTTTCAAGGGAATCTATGCACTTCAGGATATGAAGGTAAAGGGTTCTGCAATTGATGTACCTACGATTGCTGAGTACTTTGCAACAGAATCAAAGATGGGTGACATCTTACGCGGAACTGGACTATCTACTCTGGCTACAGAATCATTCCTTGGAGATGTAATCGGTAAGGGTGTATCAGCAACAGAGTTTGCAAATAGAATTACTACAGTGTTTGACCGCATCGACCAGGCTCCAAAAGAAATCAAGGATACCTTAACTCGATTCTTCCCAACAGTGGATAGAACACAACTTGCTACTGCATTACTTGGTGGAGATAAGACAGCCAAGGAACTTGAGAAGAAGATTCAAGGATATGAAGTTCTTGCTGCAGCAGAGACACAAGGCATTGGAGCCAACACTCTTACTGGTGGAATCACCGAAGATATTGCTGGCAACCTAGCCGCAGGTGGTGGAACATATGCAAACACACTTAGTGGATTTGCTCAAGTAGCACAAGCCAGAACCACAGAACAGAAACTTGCTGAAATTTCAGGCACAACATCTATGGGTGTTACTGGCTTGACAAACGCTGTCCTAGGTAAGAAAGCAAAAGAACTTACTGCACTTGAACAACTAGGAACACAAGAAGAGAATCGCTTTAGAGGTAAGGCTGGGATTGCAACTCTAGCCTCATCACGCAGAGCACAGTCCTTCTAAACAAATAGAATCCTGAACGGACCCACCAGCCCCGTCAGCGTAAAAGACTGGTAGTAAGAGCCAGACCGATTCCCCGATTGGAACCTGAGGCTTGCGAACTAACTAATAGAGAAGGGTGGCAGTTGCTATGAGCAACAACTACTGGGATGAAGAAGACGATGACCTCGATACTGATGTATCGGAAACACAAATGGATGGAAGCGACCTCTTAAAGAAGTTGCGAAAAGCCAAGCGTAGTGACGAGAAAAGAATTAAGGAACTCACTGAGCAACTTGAGGGATTATCCAAGTCGCAGCGTGAGCGAACCGTCAAAGAAGTCCTAGAAAAAAAGGGTGTGAATCCTAAAGCAGTACGACTAATCCTCAAGGACATCGACGATGTATCTGAAGAGTCAGTTAATACCTGGCTAGAAGATAACGGAGATTTGTTCGGGCTTACAAGTACCCAGGAAGCACCGCAAGCGAGTGAAACAGACCGTGCTGCATTGCGTCAGCAGGATGTTATGACTCAGGGTGCATTAACACCCGACAGAGCAGAGAGCCTTAACTTGAGAATGGACCAGGCAGATAACCTGGAAGATTTCTTGAATGTTCTCCGTTCGCAATAAATCCAATCATAGTTTCTAACACTAAGGAATAAACCTAAATGGCAAACACATACGTAACCACGGGTTCCTCCTCACTCGGAGGTACCGCTGGTGCTGCTGGTCTTGTACAGAAGGCTTATGACCGTCTCTTGGAGTTCGCACTCCGTTCAGAGCCACTCATTCGCTCAGTCGCAGACAAGCGCCCAGCAAACCAGTCAGTCCCAGGCTCAACAGTAGTTCTACAGCGCTACGTCGACCTTTCAGCAGCAACAACTGCACTCACAGAAGATACTGACCCAGATGCAGTAGCAATGTCAACACCAACATCAGTAACCATTACTCTTAACGAGTACGGTAACTCTGTTCTTGTAACACGTGCGTTGGAACTCTTCAGCCTCGCTGATGTAGACCCAGCAATTGCTAACATCATCGCATTCAACCTTGCAGATTCAATCGACTCAGTTGCAATGACAACACTTCGTCAGGGAACCAACGTAATCTACTCAGGTTCAACTGCAACATCAACAGCAACAATTACTGCTGCTGCAACACTATCTTCTGCTAACATCCGTAAGGCTGTTGCAAAGTTACGTGCAAATAAGACAGTTGCCCGCAAGGGTTCACTATACTGGGCTGGTATCCACCCAGAAGTTTCACACGACCTTCGTGCTGAGACAGGTTCAGCAGGATGGCTTCTTCCAAACCAATACGGCTCTGCACAAGACCGTATCTGGGCAGGAGAAATTGGCACATACGAAGGTGCATACTTCGTAGAGTCAGCACGTCTATACAATGCTACAGACGGTGCATCATCTGCTCGTAACTACCGCACAATCATCTGCGGACAGCAAGCGCTTGCAGAAGCAGTTGCTGAAGAACCACACGTAGTCATCGGACCAGTCGTGGACAAGTTGATGCGTCACCGCCCAATGGGTTGGTACGGCGTACTTGGCTTTGCTCGCTACCGCGAAGAAGCACTATACCGAATCGAATCAGGTTCATCAATCGCTTAGTTGATTGACGGGTGGGGCTAGGGAAACCTAGCCTCATCAGTAAGTTCATTAAGGAGAACTAATGGCAAATTATACATTCAAGACACCTTATGCTCTTGAGGGTCCATCAGGTAAACATAGATTGTTTTACTTTGCCAATCTTCGCAAAGGAATAACTGTTGTTAAATCTGGTGCTACCTACTCAACACTAAGGTTTGCAGTTGACTCAGACCTTCTCAATTACGATGTTGTTTATCGTGGTGGCTATGAATACACAGTGGGTGACACAGCCAAGGCTGAGTTAATCGCTGGTGGGGTCGGAGTAACAGAGGCAAATTTCACAGCACAGTAAGGGACAAATGAATCTACATCAAATACAGGCACATCCAGAGTATGTTGAAGGATGCTTTGGTTGCAAGATAGGAACTCTTGAACTAGGAACTGGTGATGCAACCAGAGACATTTCTGATAAGAAGTGGACATCTGAATTGCAGGCTTACCGAGATGCAAGAGCACAAGGAATACAGCCAGCGGGCACAACACGTGCCCACGTAGAGGCAGCATATGAAGCGTCAGCAACATTGGGTAAGGCGTACAACTCCGAGACAATGCCAAAGACAAAAGATATAAATAAAAAATCAACCGAAGTACTCAAAGAACTGGGAGCAATATAATGATGAAGAACAAAGCATATGCAATGGGCGAAAAGATGGAATCTAAGTCTATGAAAATGAAAGAAATGAAGATGGGCAAAAAGTCTATGAAGAAGGCTGCTCCTAAGAAAATGGGCAAGAAGAAGTAAATGCCAACACCAAAGCCAATGCTTGACCGAATGAAAACAATGACTAAGGTGACACCATCAATTACACCATTGCCAAAGCCTGCGCCAACACGTATGTCACCATTGAATACAACACCTCGTCGTGAACAACTTCTTAAGGCTACCCTTGCTCTTGAAGTAAAGCGCAAGAAAGAAAATTCATTTGGGAAGCCAGGTCAGTAATGAAGAAGACTGCAGCAACTAAGAAAGTTGCAAAGGTTATGGGTGAATTCAAGCGTGGAACTCTTCACGGTGGAGTTAACCCCAAGGGACCAAAGAAGGCTCCAGTTGTAAAGAATAGAAAGCAAGCAATTGCTATTGCTTTATCTGAAGCAGGCAAAACAAAGAAGAAGGGCAAGTAAAATGGCAACACTATATGACTCTTATGATAACAAGCGTTCTTGGCTTGTTGATACTGCTGAAACAGCAAAAGATAAAAAGGCTTTACCAGGTCAACTCAAGCAACTTCGTGCAGACTATTTAGCACAAAAGGCGGCGAAGGCTCGCACCACATCTGGTACCACTACAGGAACACCAGCAGCAAAGAATGTAGCCAAGTTATATCGTCAGGGTAAGTAATGCAAGACCCACGACTAAAGCGAGCAGGAGTGTCAGGCTTTAATAAACCTAAGCGCACACCAAGTCATCCAACCAAGTCGCACGTTGTTGTGGCTAAAACGGGTGAGCAGGTCAAGACTATTCGCTTTGGTCAGCAGGGCGTAACTGGAGATAAAAAGCCAACAGCACGACAGGCTTCATTCAAGGCACGTCACGCAAAGAACATTGCTAAGGGCAAGATGAGTGCCGCATATTGGGCAGATAAGGTTAAATGGTAATGGCTAAAGGAACTAAACATTATCTTAAGAGTGGAAAAGAATACACAGGTTCTGTGCACAAGATGAATGGACAAGTCCATACAGGTGCAAAGCACACAGCCAGTAGCAAAGTTCTTACTCACACAAAACCTAAAGCAAAGAAAACAAAGTAATGGCAAAGAAAGTAGCATTTTGGGATAAAAAGAATCCTAACAAAAAGTCAACACCTCTTACGCCTGTTCAGAAGACAAAGGCTAAGGCTATGGCTAAGAAGGCTGGACGCCCTTATCCAAATCTAGTTGACAACGCAAGAGCAAAGAAAAAGTAAACAAAGGTGGGGACAATGCAAGAAACAGTATCAATCGCTTGGTGCGATAACGGTAATGTAGACGGAAAGTTTATGCACGGAGTAACCGACGTGTTACTCAAATCTGGTATTACATTTGATACATCGCTTCGCAGTCAGGGCAATCAAATTGCTCGACAGCGTGAGAAAGTAATCAGATATTGGTATGAAAAAAACAAGTCTGACTGGCTGCTTTGGGTTGACTCAGATGTGGTTATCAGTGTTGATAAATTCAAATTACTATGGGATAACAAAGATGCTGAAAAGCGTCCAATTGTAACTGGCGTATATTTTACAACAGATACACCAGAAGACCCATTAATGGTTCCACTACCAACAGTATTTAAGTTTGCAGAAAAACCTGGAACAATTGGTATTCAAAGAATCCACCCTTTGCCTGAAAATGAATTTATTCAAGTAGGTGCAGCAGGTATGGGATTTGTTCTTATGCACAAAAATGCAATAACTAAGATTTTAGAAACAATACCTGGTGCTCCACTCTTTACTGAAGTTGGTGTTGATAAGTCTTTTATGGGAGAAGATATCTATTTCTTTGCCCTATGCGATAAGGCTGAAGTTCCAGTGTGGTGTCATACGGGTGCCACAGTTCCACATATGAAGCGCTTCTCTTTTGATGAGCACTACTACAAAGCATTCTTCGGTGGCAATCAAGCCCAGAAGAAATCAAATTTAATCGTACCAAAACGCTAAGGAAGGCTAACAATGGCACTAGGAAAAGCGGGCAGCACGCTTGCAACAGAACTTAACAGGCTAGCAGGAACTACTGGGCTTGATAGCCAAGGCGCTGCTAATGTGTATGCTGGTACCACTGGACTTGGTGTAGTAGGGGCTTTGAACATTAAAGCATCTTCTTCGCGCACAAGAGACAAATTTAAAAGTCTTAACGGAATTTGTAATGAACTTGCTGGAACAACTGGGCTTGCAGCCCCTGCAGCGCTAAGGAGCATCAACGCCTAATGACAACTCTAACTAATATGATTGATGAAGTGCTGGTCAATCTTGCTGGATATACCTTTCAACAAGACCGCAGTACCTACATTACATCTGCGGTAAGTACAACCACATCAACAAGTGCATCACCACTTATTCTGAGTCTTGCATCAACTGACTCAGTAGGTAAGGGTATCCTTGAGATTGATGAAGAGTTGCTATGGGTAGATTCATTTGACCGCGTAGCAAATACTGCAACAGTATCTCCATATGGTCGTGGATATCTTGGTACAACTGCAGCAACACACGCTGCTGATGCGAAGGTAACTATTTCTCCTACCTTCCCACGCTTCAGCGTCAAACGTGCAATAAATGACACAATTCGCTCTCTTCGTGCAAACATCTTTGCAGTCAAGTCAACAACATTTACCTTTAATGCTGCAGTGTCTACCTATGCTTTCGCTAACTTAAACATCAAGAACATCTTGACAGTATCGTGGCAAAGCATTGGACCAACTAAAGAGTGGGTTCCAATTCGTAAGTGGGACCTTGACTCAGTAGCAAACCCTGAGGCATTTAGTTATACCAGCGGTACAGATGTCGTACAGACAATCACATTAGGCGAAGCACCTATTTCTGGTCGCACAGTCAAGGTTGTCTATACAACAGACCCATCACCCTTCACAAGCAATTCAGAAGTTTATACAACAGTAACAGGATTGCCAGAATCAACGCGGGACGTAGTGATTCTTGGTACAGCCTATCGCTTGCTTTCATTCCTAGACCCAGCACGTGCTGCACAGGTTAGCCCACAGGCTGACGAGACAGACTCTAAGCGCCCTTATGGTGCATCACAGAGTGCGACTAAGCAACTCTATGCTCTTTACACACAGCGTCTTAATGAAGAGACAAAAGCACAGCAACAGAATTATCCACCTAAAGTCCACTACTCCCGCCGATAAGGACCAGCAATGACAACTAGAAAATATTCATCTCGCTCGCAGCAGACAACGCTGACTGGCGCCCTTACCTCATCTGGTACATCAGCGACTGTGGTATCGGGTTCAGCCCTACTCGGTGGAACTACAATCACTGCTGGT